GATCCTTCAATTCCGGACGAATGGCCACCGACTGCTCGAATCCGAATTGGCTGTAGGTTACCGGGTAATCTACCGCGGACGCAGACTCAATCCAGCTTCTCTTCGGAATACCATCGATGGGATAGTAGTAAACGCTCTTGAAGCGCTTACCTGCCTTCACCAGATTGGCCAGCATGCCCGGCATAAAGTCGAGAATGAAGGTATCCTGCAAGAAGAATAGAATGTCAAACTCCAGTCGAGGGTCCAAAAGATGCTGCTGCAGACGCTGACGTCCGTAGGGATCTCGCTGGCCATTGACAGCCATGGGCCAAATCTTGAAAGGATACTCGTGCGGATCCCCCCAATAGTTGATGCCCAAGATGTCGACCTCATACTTGCCAGAATTATGGAGGGCCGGCAGAATGTTCCTGGACACCTGGCCAAAACCTGTAGCACAAGTAGGAGAATCTCCGTAGAAAATCACCCGTGCCTTCTTCTGCGATGCATCACCGCGGGGGTTGATGCGCTTTACGAACTGCGGTTGGTCCGCCATCTTTCTTTCCTCCGTCAATTGCGAGCAATGCTCGCTCTATTATACGGCGAGGGACATCCAATTCGTCCCCGTGCCTATCCCTAAAGTAGATTTTGTGGGGTGAAAACTGAGTCACCTTTCCAAAATGCTTACTACCATCCTTTAGCTGAATCCCAATGAAGGGCCAGCCCAATTCCTCAAGCTGCGCTTTCGTCTTCGCTAAGTGCGATGTCATCGTCTCCGACAACCTCCTTCGCCCCACGTGTCTTGTAGACGGGAGCGTTGTAGTTGACTTCGGCAATGCGCGCCAACTTAGCCCTGAGATCCGGATCTTCCTTAGCATACCGATCCAAGCGAGTCTTGTTCACCGTAAGGATGGAGAAAAGGTCGTCTTGCGGAATGAGTTCCACCACCTTCTCTACGTCATAGTTGGTACGAGACTGTTGGGTGCTGTATAGCTCCCTGCCATTGGCTTGAATGGTTTCACCCTTCATAAAGCGCTGATGCGCGATCATCTTTAGCTCGCGCTGTCGAGCTTCTAGGATTGCCTTTTTATCGGCCACCGAAATCCACTGATCTAGGAATTCTGCGTCGGTCATTTCTGACAACGGGGGAAGTTCCAAAGTGCGAGAATTCAGGAATGCGGCATACGCTGGGCAGTAGGTCTTGTAGTCGCACCAACCGCACAGGCTGTTTACCGTACCTGTAACCTCTTCCTCATTCAACTTCTGCATCTGAAGCCAGACGCTTCCTAAGAACTCGTTGAAAGTCTTCCGATCATCGTCGGTTCGGTATGTAGAAACACGCTTGTTGATCCGGACATAATCCAGAAACAGCAATCGGTTCTTGTACTCCGGCCACATAATGCTGGCAGCCAGGTCATACATAGACAGCTGGATGTCTTCCTGGAGTTCCCAGGGGGTAAGCGCATTGCGAGCCGTCTTGTAATCGATGATGGCAATGGTATCGTCGTTGATCTTTACCACCTTATCGATAGCGCCAACGATCGGTACCCCGTCCTCCGTAGTCAGCTGGAACCTACGCTCCACATCAAGCACTTCCTCGCTGGGATCAAAGCGGTCAATGAATTCAGAGACCATCTTCTTACCATCGGTATAGAAGTTTACGGACTCCAGCCCCTCCTCGGTAGCGGAATTCATGAAGGTTGCAATAGCGAACTCGTAGTCGCTCGCATCTGGGAAGCTCTTCTTGGTAAGCATCCTGCGGGTAAACTGCTCTAGGGCAGTGTGAACGGCAATACCAATCTTGGCATGGTCGTTCTTGAGGGACGGAATTTCCCGGTCATACCGGAAGACCACCTTCAGCGCACACTGAAGAAAGTCCTTGATTCCCGTCGCGGACAATCCTTTTATCTGCATTACGTTTTCTCCTCCTCCTGGTCTATTTCGTCAAGTTCCCACTTGTCTATTAGTGACCGGAGTTCTTGTGAATGTTCGTCGCCTTGGAATAGCGAACATCGTTTACAGTACTTCTTCTGCCTCCAGAACTTTGCAATAGCACATACTGGAAGGGAAATCATGTGGTCGGTTTCCCAGCAGATTACGGTTTTACCAGGCAACTGCTTGGCTACTTCGGGTACGATGTGCCCCTCAAAGTGTTTGTAGTCTGCTGTTCTAGCGTGGTTACCCCTTTTCTTAGGGGAAGGGATTATGTACTCCGGAGGTTTAGTCCCCGGCTTGCGGCGTATCGCTCTTCTTTTGAGTCCGTTTGATTTCACGATACCCCCATGACAGGGCCATGGCATCAGTTAGATCGTTGTGCTCCTCGTAGGTCCAATCCTGGAGGCCAAACTTCTCGACAAAAAACTTGAACACTTCTGGCTTACCGAACTTTTCCGTATGCTCTCCACAGCAATGTTTACGAGCGGTGGTCGCTGTGATAACTTCTGTCTCAATACCATAGGAAGTACAGAGTTCTATAGCAACACCGGCAAACTTGACCAAAGTCTTCAAGGTATGTATGTTACCAAAACCCGGGCGGTAGTAGGCGTCTTCGATAACCACTACATCGGGTTTGTACTTGCGGAGCAGCTTGTCCAGTTCCTTCCGAAAGAAAACCAGCTTCTCTCCAAACGATAGCGTCTTATCGGGCACTATCTTACCACAGGACTTCTTAGTGATGAACCACCCTGTGCTCTTTGTCGAGACATCCAGTGCTAGTATTTTCATTTGGATAGAAGCTGTTCGAGCTGCGTCCTTTCTTCTTGCGTTAGAGAATCCACGTCAGGATACTTCACCCTGATTTGTAAGAGCATGTCTCCAGGCGGGCCCCCTCGAAAACCGCGGCCACCCTGTCCGGCCAAGCGGAGAGTGGTGCCGTTAGCGATTCCTTTCGGGACACTTACCGTAAGGGATTTGTCTGACTTGCTTACTCCCCGACCCCCGCAGGATTGACAGGCGGACTTAGGCTTGCGACCCTGTCCTCCACAACGCCCGCAGGTTTGATGCATGACCATGTTGCCCTGGTGCTGAGTAATTCCGCCTTGCCCTTTGCAGGCATCGCAAAGCTCAAAATCCACGGCCCCATTTCCATCACACAATTCACAGGCAGACATGACAGAAAAGTGAAGGGGGAGTTCCACACCAAACAACGAATCCCGTAATGAGATTTCCATTGTATGTTGGAGGCTTTGTCCCTTCATAGGGCGGGGCTGTTGGGGCCCGAAATTCATGTCAAAGCCAAACCCACCCATACGTCGGAACAAATCGAACGGGTCGCCGGTGGTGTGGAACCCGAAATTCCCTCTACTCTCAGGAGAACCGGTAGCATCGTAGTTCCGCCGCTTTTCTTCGTCGGACAGAACCGAGTACGCCTCCGCAATCTCCTTGAACTTCTCTTCAGCCTCGCTCTTCGTTTCTTCCGGATGCTTATCGGGATGCCACTGTTGGGCCAACTTACGATAAGACTTCTTCAAGTCATCCGGGGAAGCGGATCGCTCGACTCCGAGAATCTGGTAGTAGTCCTTCATCTGTTATTCCTACAAGCACTTCCACGCTCTGGTTGCAAACTCCACAATGGTACACTACAACCGTGGTGCTCTCGTCAAAGTCAGCCCAGGTCGTCCTGGCCCCACAATAGACACAAGACGGGTAGTCTTCTCTATCCAAGGCTCTTGATGATTTCTCCATAAAGCACAACTTCCTCGTCCGTAAATTCGAGTGCTACCACATTGAGGCACTCGTCATCTTCCAGCCACGGGTACCGGGTACCTGCGAACATCAAACGTACCAGATCCCACAGTAGTACTACGTTATCCTCGAAGATGTTGAACTCGTCTTCCCCACCAATAGTGACATTGCTGGGAATACGATCCTTGCCCAAGATCTCACCAATACTGCCCTTACGGGGCAGGCGTAGCTCAATCTTCCTCTGTAGCTCCCACGAATATTCGCGGGCAGGCAAGAGTAAGAACCCGGGCGCAACACCAGTGGTTCGAGGCTTGGACATTAGGCTACTCCAGCTGCCAATACGAAGTTGGTCACAACTGCATCCGTGAATACTCGCTTCTGGCCAGAGTCCATGGTCACCGATCGTTCCTGGATGTGACCAGTAACATCAACGACTGCGCCTTGGCCAGTCTCATTCAGGCCTTCGGCAATTTCATCCCAGGCAGTGATGCGAACATAAGCCTTCTTCAGGGTGTTCGGATCATCCTCTCGATAGAAAGGAACTACTACCTTCGATCGGAACAAATTCGTTCCGCGCTCGCCAACCTGCTTCAGATCCGGCCACACCAGCTCACCGCGGAGATGGAAGCGGTTGATACCCTCTTCGCTCTCGACAGTTTCTGCGCCGTTGACCACGATCTCGGTAATGTTCTGTTTCTTACCTTCTCGATTGGTGAAGGATCGCTCTTGAATGCGACCAGACACTCGAACTCGGGAACGAGGGGCAAGGGAATTCAGATACGTAGCAAACTCATCCCAAGCGGTGATGCGCAGGTACGCGTCCTGAGAATCCCCACTGCGGTCGTGGGTAGACGGAATACGAATCTTCGCCTTGAACAGCGGCTTGCCAGTTCCAGTATACTTCAGTTCGGGCCAGCACAGCTCGCCCTGCAATTCTACGTTATTGATGCCTTCAAACGCCATTTGTCATATCTCCTAGGCCTAGTTCGACTAGGTCCATATACGTTAGGTTCTTGGGATCTTTCCCATCTGGTAGACTTATCACTCTCACAGAAGCGCCTTGAGATAGCATTTCTGCTACTTTAGGAGTCGCTTCTCTACCAGCCTTATCTGCGTCCAACATCACCACGATGTTTTCCGCATACTTCCACAATAAACGTGCCTGGTTAGGGGTAGGTTGGGTGCCCATAGCAGCAACCGCGTTGTACACACCTAACAAAGACATTCTCCAAACATCGACGAAGCCTTCCACTAAAAGCAAGGTTCGATCTTGACCTACATAGTGTTTAGCCACATGCAGGTTGTACAGCGTAGCTTCCTTCGGAATATCCTTGATGAGGACGTACTTCGGATCCTCGTCAGAATCGGTCCTTCGGGCACTCACTGTAAGTAGGTTACCGTTCTCGTCCCTAATCGGGATCGTCTCGCGGTGGACCCCTCGGCTATCGGTCATGCCGCCTACTTCGTAGAAGTCCAAAAGTTCTTCCGGGAACCCTCTCTGCGTAAAGTAGTCAGAGCGGCGGGGGAGTAGTTCTTCTACTACTTCCTCCGGGAAAAAACTGGTAACAGGAGCGCGGTTTTTGTTCCTACGAACTTCCCGAAGCATCTCCTGTTGTTGCTTGATCTTCTTGAATTCCTCGGTTAGCTGACCTTGGCTTTCAAGATTGATACCACACAAGTCCGCGATAAACTTGACACTCTCGACGAAGGGTTGCTTGGTGACCAACTGCACCAACCCAAGAATGTCCTTGTCCTTCTCCCCCTCGCAATGCCGCGTATAGCAGCACCACGTTCGTGACTCCGTATTGAAGCGAAACGCGGTGGGGTTATCCCCACCATGGACTTTACACGGCCCGCGTAGCTCTTTGGAGGTCCGACGTAGGATGTGGAACCCCAAGTGGCTCAGCAGTAGCTCAGGATCTACTAACTGCTTGACACTAGCTATTGTCTCGGGTTGAATCTTCACGCATGGCCCTTTGAATGGCTTCAAACACTACCTTGACCTGGACACGAATGGCCGGATCGTCTAGCTTGGGAACACCCGGAAGATTCTTGTATCGGGCCAATTCTTGGCGCACAATGTCAAAAACCTCCTGCTCTACATCCTCAAAGCTCTTGTTCGTCGGATCATCAATGGTGGTCTTGATACGATCGGCCACACGGCTCATAAGTACCAGGGCATCATGGCCATCAAATACACCCTTGGTATCCTTCTTCAAACTGGCCCCTGCCCGCAGTAGGCTGGGCAGAAACTTCACAGCATCATTGACAATGCCCTTGAACTTGGGGTTGCGGAAGTAGAAAAAGAAGAACACTCCCAACGCCACTACAAAGCCCAAGGACTTCAAGATCTCTAGGATCTCATTCAGATTCATCGTTCTCCTCCTCTGACCTTGCCTCAGACGATAGCTGCTCGTCTGCTTCAGACATGGTCAAGGTACTCTTTCGGAAGTACAAATCGATTCCGTTATAGTTGGTTCCGCCGGCACGAGTATCCAGAATCTGGAGTCGGTGGGTCCCTGATCGTATGAACCGAGCATGCCCAAACTTCTCTTCCAGTTCTATCAACTCCTTCTTAGGCTTGGATGCTAACCCCAGGAGGGTGTTAGCATAACGCAGGATGCGGTCCGAATCCGCGAAGTTAGCTGAATCAACATGGCCCTTGTTAGCACCTTCTCGATTCAGCTGCACAGCCGTAACCACCGGTATCTGTAATTGCCCGGCAAGGTTCTTCAAAGCCACGGTCAAATACCCCAGGGCCTGATATTCCTTCACGTTGCTGATCATTTGGAGATCTGCATCAGGCAACTTGATGTAGTCAAAGAAAAGCACCATGGCTTTTCCCTGGTGGTGGTACTTACGGGTTAGCGCCGCGATACCTTCCGGAGTAAAGTTGGGATAGTACTTGTGCAGGATCAAGCCGTTGTTCATAACGTCTTGGGCATGCTTGACGTAATCTACGCTTTGGGGGTCCTGTAGATAGGCACCTGTCTTGATGTCCCGCTCGGGAACGCTAGACAGAGTAGAAAGCAAGCGAAGTCGCTGTTCCCGTCCGCTCATTTCCGTATCGACATAGAGCACGGGCTGATTATACTCGTAAGCAATGTACTTGGCCCAGTTGAGCAGCAGGGTGGACTTTCCTGTCTTCGGGCGCGCACCTACTACGGTCAGAGTCCCCGGTTCCAAGCCCCCAATCGCAGTATCCAATCGCCGGAACCCTGTGGGAATGCCCACCATTCCCGTAGGCGCCGATTGAATCTCGGCCAACATCTCAGTAACGCCATCGGCCAGATTGACCGCATCTGCCTCGTGCATAGTTTCCAACGCCAACTGGAGAAACTTGTTCTGAGCGTCTTCTACAATAGTCTTGGCGTCGAGAGTCTCACCTGTAAGGGTGCGGTTCTGCTCGGTAGTCTCGGCAATTTCTGCGGTAGCCTGTAGAACCTTGAGCTTGATACTGGCATCCAGCATTCGAGTTAGGTAGAACCCAATGTTGGCTGGCTCGATGCTCTTATCCATCAAAGCTACGATGTAGTCATACGCGCTGACGTTAGGGCCGCTGATCTTCTTTTCCAGGTCAAGGGTGGCGGCTTGATTTAGTAGGGTGGAAGCATCGAAGGTGATAATGTCTTGCCGGGTAAGAGACTTGATTACCGTCCAGAGCGCGCGGTGATGCGGGGTCAGGAAATCGGTGTCCGAAAGCTTGGCCTCTACCTCGAAGTACGAAGAGGGGTCTTTCAGCACACAAGCCAGAACGGCTGCTTCATTTCCCGGATGTGCGAATTTGGCTTTGCTCTGTTCCAAATCCATTAAGAATTTCTTTCTCTTTCGGTGTAGTGCTTCTCTTCGGCGCGGCGTCTAAGTTCTGACTTGAATGCATTGATCAATTCGATAATAGGTTTATCCAAACCATCCAGTAGATCTCGCTCGGCGGCGGCCTCATCGTAGTCCAATTCCAGGGCTTGTAATTCGGGAGTCATGGCAACTGCATTGGCTTCCCGCTCTTTCAACGTCTTACCATCAACCGCTCCAGATTGAATCAACTCCTGCACCTTACGTTCAAGCACCTTTTTCTTTTGGCTGGCGATTACGCGAGCAGTGTTGAATCTAACCTGGAGGGTGATGAGATACTGTCCAAGCATGATCGTGTATTTGGACAGCGCCACCGAAGGCGCCACTTCCAATTCACGAACACTAAAGTTGAAGACCTCTTCAATCTCAGATGGGGCTACAGCCGAATACAGGGATAGCGATTCAGATGTATCGCGAAGTCTGTTTCGGATTCTATCGTCCATCAAGGCTTTGGGCCTCCTCAATCTTACTCAAAAGCGCACCCACTTCAATAGGAATCTCGGTATGGTTGATACACACTAAAGCCATGTCATTGATGTGGCACCATTCCATCTTCATTCGGTCTCGATGCTTCTGGGCTTTGAAGTTCTCTGCCGTCCCGTGAAAGTGCGGATTGAATTCAGTGTGCTGAACACCCTGTACTTCAACCACAATGTTTAGGTTTGGCAGATGGAAGTCGAAGAACAACTTCTGCCCGTTGTAGTTGACGTAGTACTCGTCGTTGATTCGTGTGTTAGGAAACGCTTGCTTCAGCGTTTGCAGCACGCTTTTTGCGAGCAGGCTTGTCATTGTCTACAACCTCTTCGGGTTCCTCGGGAGTTTCTACAGCAGGGGTGGTTCGGAAAGCTTCACCCGAAATGATCAAACGGATTTGCTTTTCCAACTCGTTTCGTAAGGAAACATCCCCTTGTAAAGCCAACTTGGCCTTGTCCTTGCCTTGCCACTTCTGGTCTTTGTAGGTGAGCCATGCTCCCCCCTGCTCAATCAAACCAACATCCACACCGATGTCTACGATCTCCCCTATTGTATCATAACCCAAACCGTAGATTAAGTCAACCTCGGCAGTACGAAAAGGTGCTGATCGCTTGTTCTTTTCTACTAGGAAGTTGGTTCGGTGTCCGTAGATCTCACCCGTACCCTTGTCGGCCAATCGGCTGGACTTGGATTTACCACCACTAACGTGAATTCGATACCCCGCATAGAACAACAGGGCGTTTCCACCAGTCGTAGTCTCAGGATTACCGTACGCACCAATCTTGTAGCGAATCTGATTCACAAAGATCAAAAGCGTGTTGGTCTTCTTGACCACAGGGGCCAGCTTCTGAAGGCCGGCGCTCATCAGTCGGGCATGCAGCCCCATGAACTGCTGATCGAAATCGGCATCAGCCCGCGCATCAGGAAGCAGCGCGGCTACGCTATCGATCAGTACCACTGCGAACTCTCCGGTCTCCATCAATTTCTGGGCAATCGACAGGTTCTGCTCACCTGTAGCTGCGCCATCTACCAGAAGAACGCGATCACGCGGGAGACCAATCTTCTCCAGCAAGCGAGGATCCAGGGTATGTTCTGCGTCAATGATGGCGCACTTGAACCCCATCTCACAGGCCTTCTTCATTACCGAGTAAGCCAGAAAGCTTTTTCCACTGGCCTCCGGGCCAAAAAACTCTGCAATCAAACCTCGTTCCAGGCCGCCGCCACCAAGGGCGTGATCCAAACCAATACATCCCGTGGAAATGACTTCGGGCTTTTCATCAGCGGCTTCGCCTAACCACTTGATTAGCGGGCCGTATTCCTTCTCAATCGCATTTTGTACGACCTTGAGGGTTCCTGTCTCTTTGGTCATGTAGACCCTCCATTATACGTCGTCTGCTCTCAGCGGCGCGTTCTGCGTCTCGCTGGGCAAATTCCGTTTCGTAGATTTCGTTGATCTCGTCTATGTACCGCCGGGTTTCCTCTTCGCTGGCTTCTGCTATTTCGTCGTTGACAATAGCACACACTTTTTCCATGATAAAGCCAACTGTAAGAGCCTGCGGGCTCAGAATGGGCTCTTTCAACTTGAGATGCTTCTCGAACCTAAAAGCAGCTTCGATAAGCATCGAACATTCGCGGACTGCTTGAATACGGCTCAAACCCGTATCCTGTCGCTTCTTCACAAAAACACTCATGTACTTCTGATCTTCATCGAAGTTTCGACTAATCGGAAACTCACGATCTGGATTATAGTACATTCGC